AACAAAAGCAGTCAATCCTCTATCGATATTCAAGTTCACTAGATTGCTCATTAGCTCAGTGTATCCTGGGCAAGCAATCAAGTTAAAGTTTCTTCTTTCAGTATCGCGAATTTGTTGGCTTGTATCAACTGTGCTTTTAAGTGCTTGAACAACCACAGCTCTTTGCGCCGCTTGTCCAAATGATCCGCTTCCGTCTTCTTTGTTAGGAGATGCAGTTACCCATCTGTCAGTAGCATATCCTGACATTGCTTCGTCATTAAATCTAGCATTATCTACGGTAGTATCAATGTAGTTGTTTTCATAACGCTTAACATTGCCGCCGCTTCTGCGTAGATTGAAAAGCAACATACCTCTAGGATAAAGTGCTGGATCTGGACAATCAGGATCAACGAAATCTGTAGTTAACAAATCTACAATACTTGCCGCAGTGTCACCTGTTGCACCGGATAATCCATAACGTGCATCTGCGAATAAAATACCGTCTTCTGTAACTTGGTCGGTTGTATCAAGTTGTACCCACTCAAGTAGATCGCCGTTCCATCTGTAAATATCCGGATAAGCATCAATGTTTCCAGTGTTGATCCATAAGTCTCCATCTACCAATGCAGTGCCGTCGCTTTGTGTTTCTGGCTCAGTTGCAGTAACTTGCGGGCCTGCTGGGTCAGTTGACGCATATGCACCGCTAAAGTTTTGATATCCAACCCATGTAGTACCATCATGAATCATAATGTCTGCATCTGAAAACTCAGGATTGTACCATAATTGTCCATCACTTGGTTCATTTTCTGGATCATTAGGGCTTGCTTCGAAATCTTCTGCCGCTAATGGCTTCCAGTTAGATATCAAATACACAGTTTGTCCTGACGAATCACCAGCCGCTCCGCTTGGAAGCTCGTAGAAGTTTCCAGTTCCTGTGTTGCTGTCTATTGAATAAGAAGTAAAAATATTCGAAATAGATGCAGTGTTGTCAGTCAATCTAATATCGCCGCCTTGCTTGTGCGTTAATGTTAACTCGTTATCGTCTGTAACTCCGGCCTCTACATTATCAAAACCAGCACTGTTAATTGCACCCGCAATTGTAAATGCATCGTCTGCCAATCCAGATGCTTGGAAACTAATTTCCACAGCTGAACTAAGACTGGTAGAACCGTTATCACTTTCTTGTAGTGTAAATGTATTTGTGCCAGCGGTGAACGTGCCATCAACGATAATCGCAGAAGTTGCAACTGTGGTACCTGTGCTGTTACGCTTCCATACCCTAAATGTTGCTGTAGCTGGAGTCGCATCGTTACCTGACTCTTCGTCTGCATTATATTGAACAAACAAGCTGTTTGTAGGAATGTTCAACCCGCCTGCAGATGCATCTAAAGATGCCAAAGCAGAATGTGTGTTAGCATACAACGGTGCGCTGTATTCAACCCAAGACAGTATATCTGCATCCCATTCTTTAATTCTCCAACGAGAACCAAAGTTTGGCTCTGTGGTTTTGATCCATACAGAACCTGTAGGACGATCGTCGTCGTTAGCTTTCCATTGCGGAACACTTGTATGGGGTGCTTGCGCTAATGCTACACCGTTGTAGGTGCCTGCAACTAAATTTACATCGTCTGGGTTGTTGCCGCCAATAACTACCGTGTTATTATTACCTGTGCCGTCTGAATAGATTCTAATAACACTATTCATAACCTTTGCGGTAATGCCTTCTATAGACAGTCCGTTTATTTCATCTACAACATCTGCTAAGGTGTCGCCGTCTGTAATATTTACTGTTGATCCGTTTATTGTAAAATCGCCAGTGGTTAGTGTACCTATTACAGTTGCAGTGCCGACCACTGTTGGCCAACTTGCTTTCCATTGTGGTGATCCTACAAGTACCCATTCGCCTGCAGCTACGCCTGCTTCTGTATTACCGGCACTCTTATAATAAACTCTAGCAGTTTCTTTGTTTGCCAAAAACGATCCTGAACCGTCTACTGTTTCAAAAACTACAGCATAATCGCCTATAGATCCTACACCTGCTCTAGGTCTACGGCCATAATCAGAAGGTTCAATCTTTGCAACATCAGCGTCTGTAAGCACAGTAGGAACTTTATTAGCAAATCTTTGTCCACCATCGCCAATGGCTGCGCCGTTCCATTCTTGGATACCCCATGCTGTTGCACGAGTGTCGACCCACCACTGTCCATCATCCGGATTCGCTCCCGGAGCTTCAGCTGATCCTTCAAGTGCATCTAAATCTACATCTGCTCTTACGATAAACGCAGAATTAGAAACACCAAGTAAACTATATGCCGCAAGCAAACCGTATTCATTTCGTTCTGAACCGTGAATAGGAGTGCTGCTTGCGGTCTTTTCAAAAAATGGAACTCCGAAAAGATCTACAAGTTCTTTTTGACTTGTAATCCTAAACGCATTTCCTACAGCAGAGGCAAGTGTACCTTGTGCTGTTCCTGTGCCGGCTGCATTAGCCTTGTTTTCTCCAGTTGCAACTACAATAAGTGGTGTAGTGCCTGGAGCAGCCGGTGTGTAAAAACTTTCATCAATGACGTTTACTTCAACGCCCGGTGATTGTAATGCCATTCCCATATCTCCTGGTAATAGTGTTGTGTAATGTATTTAGTGTATGTTTTAAAAAATGCCCGTATATCAAAGCTTAAAAAGGGGCGGAAAAGGTGTGGCGAGTTAAATACATACATGAGACCATTGTGTAAATGCGGAATGCGGCCTTGTGCTATCAACTATAAAAAGCAGGGGAAAACTTATTATAGAAAATTATGCGAGGCTTGTTTAAAACACGGTTTAAATTACGGAGTGCCGAGATGGTATAGAACTGGTTATCGCATGCAAGATAAGTGCGATAAATGTGGTTTCAAATCTAAACATAAATCTATCTTTAGAGTATTTCACATAGATGGAAATCTCGAAAACTGTAGAAGGCAAAATCTTAAAACTGTATGTGCTAACTGTAGAATAGAATTAGCACAAGAAGGTAGTAGCTGGAAGCAAGGCGATCTAATTGCTGACTTCTAAGAAATCTTCTATCTGATTGTAAAGTTCTAAAAAGTCATTATTATTATCTAAAACTTTATCAAATTCTGTGTTTAACCACATCCATTCTGAACTATGTACCCCCATAACTTCGAGAGTATCTTTAGCTTTAACATTTCCTTTAGCACCTTCCTTCCCTAATTCAAACCAGGAAGGTAAATCTCCTCTTTGTACCCAAACTATTTTTCCGCCGGCATTTTTGATAGAATTAATTTCATTAGGAAAACGGCAATCTGTAATGACAACATTAGAGGAAATATTTTCAAGTTTTTTTTCTAGAGAATAGACCCATATATCATTGTGGAAACCTTTCCTAGCTACTTCGGTTCCCCAATACTGCAAAATCCAACGGGGAGTAAGTGTCGGCATATTCAACTTGTTTGCCCACCAGGTGTCTACTTCTTCTCTCCAATCTCGTGCTTCCTTGCTTCTACCTTCTAACAGTTCTCGATCCCAGCCAAATACAACAGATACTGCATCTTTGAGATTGTTTGCAAAACTGTCTCGTTTAAATTCGTGTTGATTTATAAGATAGTCCGCTACGGTGTCTTTACCGCAACCTATAAAGCCGCAAATTCCAATAATCATTTAGTTCTCCTAAGCAATTATTATTATACTAGAATTTGCAAAAAGATCAAGTCAAACGTTTGTTAAGTTGCTTCATTAGTTTAGCGAAAGGATTAACCATTTTGGTTCTGCGGGCTTTGCGTGCTTGTCTTGCGCCTGTGCGTTTACGAGTAACCCGCATTTTTGCAGCTTTTGCTGGGTTAGGAGCGGCGAAACAATCAGAAGGCTTAGATACAATACGTCCTTTTCTCGGGCCGCTTGGACATCTAAACCTTAATTTCTGTCCACCTTTTTTAGTTCGTTTAAATGCTCTTTTAAACTCATCGATGTGTTCTTGTTCTGTTATAAATTCTGATGCTTTCATTATCCAATTATCCAGCTGTAGCCTTGTCCGCCTGAAACCTGCGTAGTTAAATCTAAAATTAATCTGTCCATTTCTGCGGCAGCCTCGGCCTTCAAGCTGGCGCCGTTCAATGCCGTTCCGCCCTGCGGACCAGCTATACTTGCAAATTTTTCACGTGCCTGTCCAAGCATCATTTTACAGTTTGCTAGGGTATAATCTTTTATCCATTGTTTAGAATAAACATCAGTAAGCAATACTTCGTCGGGTTTTTCGTTATAAACCCACAACATAACTAATTCTGATCCTCTAGGTCTTTGTTGTATAATTAACTTTTTACTATGCGAATGCCAAGTGAAATTGATAAAACTACCAAACATCTTACCAACTAATTCTTGATAACCTGCGTAAAGTTCATAGGTTAACAATCCGCCCATATTTGTAGAACTTAATAGATATGTGTTTGTATACGCCAAGTTGAACGGCTCAAACACCGTGCCTCCAGAACCTCCAGCACTCCTAGAACCTATGCTGCGTCTAAAAATTTGTCTCACTTGCTGTGTTTCTTTAGGTAAAATATACTCGTTTTGATCTTTTTCTAAAGTAAGGAATGCATAGCTTTCTTCTACGGCGTTATCCGCTCTTTGTCTGAAAACACCAAAAGATTTTTCCATAGCTGTTTCATAGTGTTCAGGATCTAATTCGACATCAACCATGCCGTCTCCTAGCATGAATCTACAATAGTCGAAAACTTCTTGTTTTAGTATGTCAACTTGGCTCATAATACTATTTATCCGTGCGATAAATATAAAAACACAATAGGAGAAAGGTTATTCCACGCATAAGTTTATATCGTCCCGAAAAAGGAAACGATTACAAATTCTATGATAAAGTTGTTTGGGAACAGTTTCAAGTTGGCGGTACAGACGTCTTATTACACAAGTACATAGGCCCTGGCGATTCTCAAGGCGGAGATTCTCCTACGACACCACAGTATGCGCAAGATTCAGTTAGCAATATTCAAGATCTGTTATTTTTAGAAAATAGAGATCGAAAATATGATGACGATATCTATCAACTGCGAGGCGTATACAGCGTAACTGATATCGATTTTAATCTAAGTCAATTCGGATTATTTCTTCAAAACGATGTACTGTTTATGACGTTTCACATCAATGACACTGTAGAAAAATTAGGGCGTAAAATAATAAGTGGAGATGTTATCGAACTACCGCATTTAAAAGATGAACACGGTTTAAACGATTTACAATTTGCTTTGAAACGGTTTTATGTTATTGAAGATGTGAACAGAGCCGCAGAAGGCTTCAGTCCTTTATGGTATCCGCATCTTTATCGAGCTAAATGTGTTCCGTTAGTAGACAGTCAAGAGTTCAAAGATATTCTAGACGCTATTGCCAACGAAGAAGATTATCAAGGTATATGGAATCCTGAAATACAATATCAACCTAATGATGTTGTGTTAGGTTCTGACGGTGAAAAATACATAGTAACAGAACCAGTGCAGGGCATAGATCCTACCAGCACGCAAGGACCTGCATACTATAGGCCAGCTGACACACTGCGTGATCTAATGAGCACCTATGAAAAAGAAATGCAAATCACTGAAGCGGTGCTGAATCAAGCAGAAGAAGATGCTCCTAAGTCAGGTTACGACACACAAAGATTCTATACTTTACAAACAGATACAGACGGTAAAGCAGAATTAGTAAGTGCTGATTTAGATACTCAACTTATACCTAGTACAGACGCTAATGGAGATCCTATCCTTGACGATAACGGCGACCAGGTATATATGAGCTACACTGCTGATACTGTATATATGAGTCCAGAAGCAAGCGGGTATAACGGATACTTGACTGATGACGCTATTCCAGAGAATGGTGCTCCTTTTTCATCTGGCATAAGTTTTCCTATCAATCCTGTAGAAGGACAGTTCGCGCTAAGGACCGACTACCTACCGAACAGATTATTTAGATTCAACGGCGCCCGATGGGTTAAAATAGAAGATGATGTGAGAATGACAATGAGCAATTTAGGACCTAGTGATGTAGAATCAGGAGCAAGATTTGAAGGTAAGGACAGCAGACAAACACAAAAATCTTCATTCATTAATAATCCTACTGAAAACACAATAAGCGGCAAGACAGTTAAAGAACGACAGAGCTTGTCTCAAGCTTTAAAACCTAAGGCAGACGAATAATGGATTTCTTTTACGACGCCCAAATAAGGCGCTATGTCACCCAATTTATGAGAATTTTTATAGGCTTTAAAACCGAAGCCGGCGACGGAACACAGAAAACTGTTCCTGTTATGTATGGTGACTTGACTAGACAAGTAGCAAATATAATAAAAGAAAATTCAGAAAACAAAATGCCTACTGTACCTAGAGTATCCTGCTACATATCCGGATTAGAACTAGATAATACTAGATTGACTGATCCTACTTTTATTAGCAAGATGAATGTAAGAGAACGAGATTACACTTTTGACGAAAATGGTAATCCTCAATATACAGGGTCTCAAGGAGGATCTTATACAATTGAAAGATTGATGCCGACACCTTTTACATTAACAATGACAGCAGATATCTGGACTTCTAATACCGACCAAAAACTTCAATTATTAGAGCAAATTTTGGTTCTTTTCAATCCCAGTTTAGAAATACAAACCACAGACAACTATATAGACTGGACCAGTCTTAGTGTGGTTTACTTGAATAATTTAACCTTTACCAGCAGAAGTATTCCCCAAGGTGTGGATAGTGACATAGATATTTGCACTGTGCAGTTTACTATGCCTATCTATATAACACCGCCTGCTAAAGTTAAGAAACTAGGTGTTGTACAAAACATTATAGCTAATATTTTCACAGAAGAAGGCGATGTCAAAGATCTAGGAACACTGGTTTACAACACAGCCGAAGCAAATGCCGAAGTTAGAGTACCCGCAATAGATTATAATGTTTTGTTATTAAAATCCGATAACGGTCAACCGTATGATTATACACTTACTCTAGTAGATAAAGACCAAGTAATTGTAAGTCTAGGTAATTTACAGATAGAATATAAAATCGGTGATGACATAAACTGGAACACTATTCTAGAAGTAGAAGGCAAATATAAATTAGGAAGCAGTCGCATCTTCTTTAAACAACCTACTGGTTTTGAAATGGCTGGGACATTTGCGGTAAATCCTGTTAATGAAAATCAATTAATTGTAACATTTGATCAAGATACTATTCCAACTAACACAGTTTTACAAGGAGTAACGGATCGAGGAACCATTGATGCAATTGTCGATCCTCTTAACTTTAATCCTGTAAACAAATGGAATGGTGTAGATAATATTCCTTTAGGCACAAGATATCTTTTACTCGAAACTATAGGCGATCCTAACAACATAGATGGTCCAGAAGGATGGAAGGGAACAGACGGAAGCACACAAATTTCATACAGATTAGTTGAAAACAGCATTGTAGAATGGACCGGTACAAAATGGCAAACTGTATTTGATCCTAGTAATGCAGACAATCCTACTTACATACAAAATTTGCGCACAGGTGTGCAATACAAATGGAATGGTGAGCAATGGCTTAAATCATTTGAGGGTGAATATTTTTCAGGTTACTGGAGAATTGAACTAGATCCAGTATAAGTAATGCTGTGAATCAAAAAGCAGGTTTATTATTTTTATCTAAATCGAGCCATAAAATATTTTTGATACTAAGCGATCAAAAATGGACTGTGCCGACTTTCTCACGAAACAAAACCCTATTAGAAGATTCAGAACAAACATTAGAAAAATTTTCAGACGGAAGAATATTGCCTATAGAATTATACGTATCTAGAGATAACGGCTTTGAGTATAGCACATACGTATGTTTAGTAGACAATGAATTTTCTTCTAATAATATAGACACCTATGCGTGGTGTTCGTTAAATGCTTTACCAAAAAATTTACATATTGGTTTAAAAAATACATTGAGCAATGAGATTACGAGAACAAAAATAGAAACAATTTTGGAGTTAGAAAATGTTGCAACTTGAAAAAAGTGAAAAATTTCAAAAAGAATACACTTCGTATCAAAATAAAATTGAAGAAATATCTAATGATCGCGTGAAGACCGATTTAAAAGTTTTAGTTCAAACCTTGTTAAAACAGGTCAGAGCAATAGATAAGCAACATCTAGATTTAATGACAAAAAATGCAAGGCCTGAGGATATTAGTGATTCAAGATCCAATGTCACAGAAACAAGAAGAAAAATTAAGAATCTAATCAGGGACTGGGATAGAAGACAGTATTAAATAGATACAAAGTTCTTTATCTGTATTGATCCTACCATAGATGCATGAGCAGTGCATTGATATCTATAGCCGCCATTTACATCTATAGGAATTTTCCAGTATAACACTCCACTTTCTTTACCTTGTGCTTGTGCTCCTACTGATACTGTCCCGTCAGATGTAACATGGAAAAGACCTGTATTAAAAGCGGCTCCCTGTGGAGTTTGTATTTCGAATGGATGGCCTGGAACGGCAGTAAGATCAAACGCAATAGTTGTTCCGCTCAAGGCATAAATTGTTGGATTATTTCCGGTATATTGATCAAATATATAAGCTGATGCTCCTACGTTATCGACTGCTAATTTTGTAATTGCAGGCAGGTAGATATCTTGAATTGATAGGCTTGCGTTGGATGCATCGTCAGTGCTGCTGAAATTACTAGAACCGCCGCCGCCAGTCGCAGTAGAATTAATTGTAAGTGTATCCCCTACAACTGCCGTTGTAACATTAGTTCCGCCGGCAATAGTTAGTGTATCAGTTGCGGAGTCTGCCGTGGTGGATCCTGTATCTCCAGCAATAGTTGCGAACAAATTTTGTGTAACAGCATCACCACCTCCACCAGATCCGGTAAATGTAACTGTGTCTGTTTCTGCGTTAGTCGTTATTGTGACTCCAGTGCCGCCCACAAATGTTACTGTGTCAGTTGGTACTTCTGCTTGCACAGCATCTTGACCACTAACTGATATATTACTGAAAGCATTTGGTATTTCTGCAGGATTTACCGAACTTACAATATTCCAAGCGGTACCGTCGTATTGCCACGTTGTGGCTCCGCTTATGTAAGTGTCATTTGTTTCTGGGCTTTCTGGAAAATTTAATGGCATAATGCTTCCTATATCTCTATTTATTTCTTAAATTTAAATTTTAAAGCGGTACTTCTTATATTACCTCTAGTAATTAGATTGCGTTTGGTTGTATTCGGAACATCTTTTTCTGCTACTTTTTCATCGTAAATTATTTTAGGTAAAGATCCTTGTATGTTGTTTAGATCAGACCATTCTGTTGCGTTTGCTGTAGTAGCTTCAGTTCCTACATAAAATTTTGTATCTTCTTGTTGTTCTAGAGTAAACTTTAACCATTGGCGGACTTCTCGATAGGTCCAGTCTCTGTTAAATTGTAGTTTGGTTGCAATCAATCCGCATGCCACTGGGCATGCAGCACTTGTTCCTGAGAATTTTACATCTCTTGCTGTGACTGTTAAATCTTCATATGTATCAGGATGAGGAGCTGTTGTTCCGCCTGTTAGTTCATAAGCTCTGTTTGCAGCAATTACTCCGTCAGCAGGAGCATAACAATCGATCTCGTTGCCCATGTCGCTGTAATTTACTTTTCTTTCTTTTCCGTCGCCTTGATAGGAATCATCTAGGGCGCCTATGTTTATTACCGGATACTCGTTATTATCTGTTTTCCCTAGTTGTTGAGGGAAACCTCTCCTATTTGTATATGGCAATACTGCGCGGCCAAATTCATCAAAACTATTGTCTGTTACTACCTCACTGGCATTTAAATTATAAAAATTATCATAATCAGGATGATCTGCACTAACTTGTTTTTGTGATCCGTTACCTGCGGCTGCTATAAAAATAACTCCTGATTCGATTAACTCTCTGCCTGCTTCAGTTTCGGAGTTATCTATAATTTCGCCTTTCATACGTCCTCCGTCGCCTACTTCGCCCACATATTTTATAAATTCTGGTTTAGAATCTTGATCTGTCCATTGTAAACCTGTTGTATCGCCCCTAAAATATGCGTATCCAGCAGTCGGAGGTGTAGCTCTAAAGCCCCAACTGTTAGAACATATTGTAGGATCTTTAGTTCCATGCTTTGGATTTTTTGGTTTCATTTGATGAAACAATTTTACCATATCAAAATATGGTTCAAATTGTATGCCAAATGTATTGTATACATTGACAGCCCACTTATTTGCATTAAATGCCCAACCGTGTGTTTTGCCATATGTTAAACTTGCACATGCTGTACCGTGATTACCTACAGCAGATATAGTTGTGTTGTCACCATTACAGTTCGATCTATTGTAAGAGAAATCAATAGATACTGATCCAAAACTGCTGAACTTTGAACTTCTAGATCCGCCCCACCAACCGTTAGCGGCAGATTCAGTAGGCACTATTGTGCCGTCAAATCGTGTAGTTAATCTATTTTCAGGATCGTCGTCAAACCATTCAGGATCAATGTAGTAAGGCGCATCTAAAACAAGATCAAGTACATCACAATATCCATTACCTGGTAAAACATTACCTCCTACATATCCCGCAGGGCCGCTAAATGTTGTATTATTACAAAACTCTGGATGGCCGAACCACGTGCCATCATCGCCTACAATGACATCGACATCTGAACCGTCCCCTTGATACCTTAATTCGTTTTCAATTATGGTTGTATCGGGTTGTCCGAACCATGAGTCGTCTTTTTTCTGGCAGCGAAGTATCTGATAACCGGTTCTTCCTAAATCAGTAGAGTCAGGTGATGCGGGTAATGTTTGTGTGTCTGCCCAATTTCTATAGTTTTTTACCTTATCACTATTTCGCTGAACATAATTATGAAGATCTTCTGGATTAGGTTTATATTCGTCGTACCTAGCAAAATCTATGTTGATAAATTTTACTCTAGGATCATTTTTTAATTCATTTGCTTCTTGTTCTGTTAACAGGTATGTCCCTCTTGTTGGACTATGTAGTTTTTCATCTCCTACATTGATAGATCTTTGAGGTACCGCTTCGTATGTATTTCCGTCAGCTATCAACTCTGCGTGTAGTTCGTTCCATTGATCTGCCGTGTAAGTGCCTAGCTGATAATATTTTTCAATCATTTTCTAGCCTCATGCATATGTTGTCAATGATGAAAGCACTGTCCAAGAATTTCCGCTTCTAATTAGTGTAAATGAAACAATGTCAATTTGATTTGCATTTCCGGAATAAATGCTTCCGCCTTGATAGTTAACTGTCTGAGAAACTCCGTCAATTTGTATCGCTGTAGGAATGTAAGGAGAAGCACCTTGATTCAAGATTAAGGCTATCGAAATTGTTTTATCGTTGCTGACAGGAACATTTGTAAAATTAGCTGTAAAATCACCGGACAAAGCAGTATGATCCCATACCGATGCTACATCAAGATCATGATCTACAACACCTGTTGCAGCATTTAAATTGCCAATAATTTCCGAAGTCCTAGCAAATGCATCTACATAAATTCCGCTTGCAGCTGATAGTGTAATTGTGCTATCACTCTCTAAAACCGGAGTTCCTGCTCCTGATGTGTTTAGCCCGCCTTGTATTGTTAATTCGTTTTGTACAACTACATCACTCGAAAACGTAGTTAATTGATTTATGGTTATTGCACTCGAATCTGACGTAGCAATGGAAGAACCTGTAAATGTAAAGTTGCCGACTTCGCTGGCTTCGCCCGGAACCCATTTAGACTCGGCATCGCTCCAAAATAAACCTTGGCCATCTGTTGCGCCAGCTTGTGAAAGTGCATCGGTATTAAGTGTATCGTTAGAGCCGTTAACTAACAGTGTGCTATCATCACCAATGATATCAACTCCCCTAAATGAAGTAGGAATATTTGTTAAACTGTTATAATCTCCATCAAATGCATCGGTTATACCATAGCCCGAAATTGTTGTAGGAGTATTGGTTAAATCTTCAAAATCCCCGCTAAATGACTCGGGTGCAGGTACTGTTGGTTGTACCCACTGTTGTGTATCGCCGTCATCGTAGTATACATAAAAATTACCATTGTCAGAATTAAACCATAGGTTGCCGCTTTCTGGGTTTTCAGGCGCTGTATCGCTAACTGATATACTGGCTCCGCTGTCTCCACCTCCTGAACCTGTTCCTGGAACGTCAACGGTTATTGTATTGCCCATATTAAGATGTTTTTGACACCAGTAATAAAGTATGCTCGGTGTCTCAGTTGTTACTTTGATTCGAACTCTTCGCGTTGAAGCCGCTTCAAACCCATCCCAATATTGTTGTTTGGTTACTGCTACACCGTCTAACAGATATGTAACACCTGTCGTGTATGCTGTCCCTTCTCCTAATTCGCCATTAGGATCGTCTGATGAAAAATTTAATGGATGTTGATTGTTCGTTGTGCCATTTTCATTAGGAAAATACACATTGGTTTGATCATCTTGATTAAATTCATATGTATAGCCCGCTACAAAATTAAGAGCTGGTTTATACGAACCATTTAAGAAATATTTGTTGCCAGCTTCAATACCATCAGGATCAGTACTAATGGTTACTGTATATTGTATAAAGGCAGTTCCGGTTTCAAGGATTGCGTTTCCTAAAACCTCTGCGGTTATATTTGAAAAATCACTACGGGCTAGAGTCAATCCGCCTTGCGTTTCACCGTCGAAAAAACGTATAGTTTGATTTTCTTTATCTAAAAACAACTCGCCTCTTGAGCCGATCCTGCGCAAGAGAAAATCTGTGTCTCTAGGAATAATTCTTATAAAGTTAAAAGTTTCAGTTTTGGCCATTTTTAAATCCTACAACGTATTTATTTTTATTTGGCATATAATGAATCTTTGTAATAAATATAGTATAAGATTAAGCAAAAGGGGTCTTATTAACCATGGCTGATATTGATGCATTGATTGAAAAAAGACGCGAAGAAATGCGCAACCACGAACTATACAAGCTAATGAAATCAGGATCAATCAATCCTGAAACATATGCTTGGTTACTTTGGCAATGTCGTTGGAGATACGAACGTCTCGAGGACTACGCCGAAGAGTTAGGTATTTTTGACGAGTTTCCAGAGCTCAAAAGATACGACAGGATCAGAGATGATTTTGAAGAAATTTGGAAAAAACAATTAGGTAACAAACGTCCTCCGCATATTGCGGCAGAACCTGCGACGGACTTTATGAAGCATATCAAAGAGCTTTTCGAGGACGAAGAACAGGATAACATGCAGATTCTTGCATACATGTACGTTCTACATGTAGGCGATATCGTTGCAGGTAAAGATCTATTAGGCAAAGTGCCTGGATCAGGTAAAATAATGCAATTTGATGGTGATGTAGAAGAATTAAGAACCAAAGTTAAAAACAAACTTAAAACCTCTAAGACAGATATGTCAGACGAGCTAGAAGAATGTTTTAGATTAATGAAGAATTTATACGACAGAGTATGGAACGATCCTAAACTTGCTAAGTTTTAATCAAATCGTCCACAAACGCTGATAAATTTTCATACACAGCGGTCTTTTTCTTTAAATCTTTATTTGCATAAGATTCTAATTGTTTCAGAGTATCACGGCCATGTCCAGTTAAAACCAAAACTGGCTTGGCCTTTGCTTTTATTGCGGCCTTTAAATCTGAAATTTTATCCCCCACATAATAGCCGATGTTTAATCCATTTTCTTTTTCACAGCGTTCAAACATTCCGGTATTAGGCTTGGCATAGTAATCTTCTTTTAAACTGCTTGTAGCGTA